GTCCTCAACATCCTCACCTTCGATGTTGATTTCACGGAAGGTGTCACCGATCTCCACGGGCACCATGATCTCACGGGGAGTCAGGGTGACCTTTCCGGTCGTGATGCCACGACGGATGCCGGGATCAGTTGCCTCGGCCTTGGGCACTGCCGCCCTGGTGCCAACGCCAATCTTGTCGATCTCCAGACTCTCGTTGCGGAATCTGACGATCCTGGCGTTGTTCTTCAGGATGGTTTCATCGACCACATAGTCAATGAACTTGTCCGACTGTGCCGGGTTCAGTTTGCCAGCGGTGGCAAGCGCGTCTGCCGTGATAACCGCCTTGCGCACCAGTTCCTCGTTGGAAATGCCGCTCATCGTGATCCTCCTTGCCTAACAAGGCTTGTATGGTTCGTATCCAACTTCAGTTAGTGGTGCGCGGTTACACCACACCGTTCCAGAAGCTCTTTTTCACCTCTTGGGTGTCGGTGACGCCTTCATCCTCCACGGACTGGGAAGGCTCACGGGTTTTCTCGATGTCTTCCACCCGCTTTTCCAGCTTCTGCTGGCCTTTCTTGACATCACCGATGGCCTTGAGCACCTCATCCAGCTTGGTGCTGACCGTATTGGGCTGCTCTTGATTGCCCGCATCCTTCTTGACACCCTTCTGGGTGGTGGACTCGGGTGTCAGTTCCTTGAGGACAGCCTCCAAGGCACTCTTCACCTTGTTGGCCTTTTCCTCGGTGAACACCTGGCCTTTGTTGACGGGCTGGCCCTTGACGATGATGGTTCCATCCTCGAACATCTGGACGGCTGGCACCGGCTTGTTGTCCTTCTCCACCGGCGTCTTGTCGTCATCGCCACTGCCGGATTCCTCGGTGGCACCTTCCTCAGTGCTGGCTTCCTGCCCGCCTTCCTCGGTGGCCGCATCCTCGGATGCCCCGCTTTCCTCGGTGGTGGCTTCGGTGGAATCGCCCTTGTTTTCTTCCGCAGCCGCTTGGTTCTTGTCGTCGCCATCCTGCTTGTTGACCTGGTCCGTGCGGGTTTCCTCATCGAATGCGCCGCTCATTGTGTCCTCCAGTCTCTTGATTATCAAGAATTCACGCCTGATCGCAGGCTTGTCCACAAGTGATACCTCTTCAACGTCAACTGCCACGATTTGTCTTGCCTTGTCTGTGTCTTTTGCTTTGGCTTTTGTCATGGTTACACCGTTGGATTTTAGCTGAGACCAATTGAATGGTAAAAGTTTCACACAACTGTCGCAATGCCACCAATGGAATATCCGGTGATCTTGCCTTCCTTGATATTCTTCCATAGCTTGCTGTCAGTGATGTGCGTGACCATTATCCATGATCCCTTCTTGACCTTTTTCCCGCCCAACTTGAATGACGTTGGTGCGATGTAGCTCTGATACAGCTCAACGCCAATATTCCCAAACAGTTTATGCTGGATACCCATCTTTGTTGACTTGTTGTATTTGGCCAGGAATTTGTGTGCTGCCTTTTCGATTGCGTCTGGTTTGATTGTATCGTTATGGGCATCAACCTCATTCGGTTCCAGAACCACACCATAAACAAGTTGTTTCTCATCCGCAACTTTGGCAATTTCTACTTCAAATTTCACCTCTGCCATGTATTTCTTCAACTCCTGCTCTTCGCTGGCAGGCTTGAAATTACACACGCCATCTTGGTTTTCTATCTGATACAACCCTTCCACTTTGCTGCCGGAGAATTCAACCAGCGTGGCATTGCCAGTTTGGCTGACCACTTTCACGGTGCCTTCATCGATCAATTCCACGTTGCTCTTGGCTCTTTTCGCCCAATTCATGAAATGGCTGGGTCTGATTTCTCCTGTAATTCCCATGGAATCCTTCTGAGATTCCTTGTGGATTGAGGCATTTTTGTGCGAATTTGTCAGCGGATTTCCATCAAATTTGATGGAATTCAGTTCACTTCCTCCCATGTCCATCCTGATCCAATAGATGTCCGCATCATCATATGATTGTTTCTGCACAACAAAACGTGGTTCTTTGTGCTTTTCAACAATTGAAAGCTCATCTCGCTCACACGTTTTGTTGAAATCCACCTTCAGGTGTTTGGTACAAATTGCCCGATACAGGTTATTTTGCATGATAACAACATCATCATCATTCTTAGCTGTCCAGAATTTGTACTTTGCCGGAATTTGTCCCTTGATTGCCCAGGGAAGTGCCGACACGCCTTTTGGTGGGTGCTGGTTTTTCTCAATTGCGTCCTTGCTCAACACATACGGCACTTGATTCTGTGCTTCGATGATACTCCATTTGCCATCATCACCCTGACTCAGCAAAATCCTTTTGGTCTCTGTTTTGCCATGGATGAACAATTCTGACATGCCTGGCAATTGCATACCATATTCAACAAGTCCATGATCAAGGATGTGATACACGCCAGGATTGTTCTCATCACCTCCCACCGGAGGTGGTGTGCCTGCTTTCGGTTCCTTGGTTTTACCCTCGATGTCCAACCACTGCTTAGGCACCAAATCCAACTCCACAGCAACTGGGATGAGCACAGCACTTTCATTGTCATTGTTCAGCGCATCGCTCAAATCTGTGGCGTGCTTTTTAGCGCTGTCGAGATTCTTCACGGCATCATCAACAGTTACAGGATCTGTCCTGCAACGCAATGCCAATTCGCCTTCAGTCTCAATCAACAGATCACGCTGCGCTGACTTGCCGCACCAATGGTTGTGGATTGTGAACCGCTTTCTGATGTCTTCACTTGGGAATGCAAACGGGTCAAAAGACACCTTTGTGATGTGCTCTACTTTGCCTGTCTCGTTTGAATCCGTGCCGCCTCCGGCATCCGCTGGTGTGTCCACATGGCTTGTATCAGGCTCATTCTTGGACACGTGGAAATTGTCGGATTCAAAGTCTGCGGAGATTTCATCAAGGCCATTCGGTGGCACCGGATGAGATATCCCCTTGGCCTTCAATATGTCCACGATGATTGCATGCTGATTCATGATATCTTCGGTTGTATTGCCCTCATTTGGGTGCTCAGCCTTCTGGCTGTATTCCTTGTGCAACTGAAGGTGGATGGATTTCAGGGTATCCTCATCAACTTCCATCAAGTCGATGGCTTTGGTTTTGGGCATCTTGGGTTTTTCTTCCTTGCTCTCATCTTTGACAGGTGGCATCTTGGGCTTTTCTTCCTTGGGCTTCACGCTGCTTCCACCAGGGAGTTTGGCAGGTTGCTTTTTCCCAGCATCCAAATCGCCTGACGTGATGGTCTTGACAACATGCTGGCCTTTCTCAGATGGCACAATTGCTGTCCTTGGCATCCGTTTGCGTCGTTTTTGTGTCATTTTTTGCCTCCGGTCTTGCCACCCGGTTTCTTTGGCTTCTTGGGTATCTTAGGTGTTTGGACCTTTTCTGGCAATTCTCTGGGTGGCACCTCTATGACTGGCGGTGCATTTGACGCTGTTGGTTTTTTGGATAGCAATGCACTTCCGAGTGTCAGCGCAACACCGCCGATATTCATCACAGGCTTGCCAACTGGCATGTCTTTCAATGGTGTGAATGAACCAGCTTCATCTGATACATCTGCTGTGCAACGACACAAAAAATGGAATGGAGGCAGACTAAATCCAGCATCAGCCAGTTTCTGAGCATCCTTCATCCCAACAGCGCCTGCCTTGGGTGAGATTTGCTTCAACTCCTTGCCATGCATCCACGGGTGTGCCTTTTTGACATCTGCTGGATTGCTGGCTGCAATCTCTGACTCCATGACTTTGATGCCGTGCTCAATTGTGAAGATTTTTCCATTCATGTGAGAACACACCTCGCAGGTGCGCTCATCCAGCGGATTGACAATCTCATACCTGGTGACACCCAGGTCAATGAAGCTCCGCATCTGGCCCTGAACACGAGCAACAGTCACAGCATTGGCAACCACGCCTTTGAAATATTGTCTGGATGGGCCTGTGAATCCCTTTGGAACAACAACCTTGGTGCCTGTTTCACGCAGATGATGGCGCAGCTGCTCTGCGCCCCAACTTCTGCCTCTGCCTGTCTCGATGACACCTTTTGCCGCCTTCTTGATTGACGGTTTCACACCTTTCTTGTAGTAGTCACCAATCCAGAACACCTCTTTGGCTTTCATGGCACTCACTGCCGCCTCATCAGCCAAATCAAAGCTCGGTTTCATGGTAGCGTATTTCAATGGTGGCTTCTTGACAGCCTTCTTGACGGTCTTCAATTCTGGCATGTCATATTGAAGGCTGGATTTGATTTGACCTGTTGCTTTCTTCCACGCTGCTAGGCGTGCCAAATAGTAAGCACGTTCAATCTCATCGAGGTATCTTTCAACAACATCATCAGCCCAATGATTCAGGATTGCATCAGCAACATTCATCACCTTTTCCAAGGTGGAAGTGCCCAGCAACATTGGAATCATCTTGTTGACGGCATCCCTGAGAGCATCATCCCATGCGTCATTCATCAAATCTCTTGCCCGCTTCTCAGCCCTGGCAATTTGAGACACTTCTGACACATTGATGGTCTTGGCGATAATTGTCTCAACCGCCACCAACCCATCATATGCTCTCAACGTGGCTGCTGTCGCCAAACTCACTCTTCACCTTCCCCCTCTGTTCCACCCGCAAACACCTCTTCACGCCACTTTTTCTCCAGCATGTTCTTCAGGCTCATCAATCTGTCAATGGTGTCATCGGTGAACATCGGGGCATCTGATTCTGAACCGGTGAGTTGTTCGATCATCTTGAGTGCTGTCACTTGTTGCCCCGGTTCAACTGCTTCAGCTTTGTTCTTCACAGCCTCAGCCATAGTCAAGCTGAACGGCACATCCGGGTCAAACCCTTTAGGGAATGTCGGCAATTCAGTTCCCATGATATCCTCAAGCATCTGACGCGCAATCCTGGGAGTCATGCCACCGGTCTTTTCTGCTTTGGCCAATATGTTCACAAGCTCCTGGTTGTCAGTCGTGTTGGGGCTGTTGCTCTTGAATCTGTGATACCTGATGCCCATGGCAGGGAATAGCACACGATTGATCCATTTGTCAAATTCATCCCGCTCAGGCGCAAACACCTGCTCATCGCCAATCCGCCTCGATGTTTCAGCAGTGGCTCTGGTGTAATCATCAGTGCCGCCCGTGAATATGGGAGGC